CATCCTAATTTATTATTTATATCATGGGAACATTGGGTTCCTGGATATGTAAGAAGTGAAATAAAAAAGAAAACTGGTGTATCGATTGATGGTAATGGAAATCTTGTTGGAGAGAAAAAAGATACAAATACTTCCTTTTTTGGAAATAATGGTTCATCATCTGGAAATAGTAATAATTTAAATAATAGAGCTATTACTTTTAAAGATGAAAAAGAAGAAAATGATATGTTAATGTTTAATACAGGAGATAATATAAATATGAATAATAGAAAACCAGAAACTCGTCCTATTACATCATATAAACCAACTGGTGGATTAATATATAATAATGAATTAATTAAATCACTACAAAATAATTTAAATATTAATTAAAAAATATATTTAATATACATGTGTGGAATAATCATTTCATCTATTACTATTCCAGAAAATGCTAAAAAATTTGTTGAAAAAAGAGGGCCTGATAAAACAAATTTAATTTCATATAATAATATAAATTTTTTACATTTTTTGTTACATTTAACTGGAGAACAAACTGTTCAACCTTTAATAGATTATGAAAATGAAATAGTAGTTATTTTTAATGGAGAAATTTATAATTATAAAGAATTAGATACAAGTGCAAAAAGTGATGTATATTCTATAATGTCAATATATAAAAAATATGGAAACTTATCTATTAAACATTTAGATGGTGAATTTACAATTGTTATTTTTGATTTTAAAAAAAATATACTACTTATAACTAGTGATATTTTTAAAACAAAACCTTTATTTTATAATATAGATAATGATATTATTATAGCATCTTATGAAAGTTCTTGTAAAAGTATTAAAAATACTACATATAATTCAATTAAACCGAATGAAACATTAATTTTTGATTTAAATACTAGAAAATTATTAGAAAAATTAAATGTTCACAATTTTGATTTAAATCAATATAAGGATAATTATAATGATTATATTAATGCATTTGAGAATGCTGTTTTGAAAAGATATCCAGATAATTCAATACCTATAATTACTTTAAGTAGTGGATTAGATAGTGGAAGTATAGCTTGTTGTTTGAATAAATATAATAAAGATTCTTTATATTTAACAATACCAAAAAATGAAAATATAGATGTTATAAAAAAACGAAAGGAAGTGTTAAAAAATAAACATGTAGTAATAGACTTAAATAATAATGAAAAACAATTTTGGAAAAATTATTTAGAATTAAATTGTGAAAAATTTGATTGGAATTGGAAATATAATCCTCGCGTTAATACTATAGATAACGGTTTTACTATGGGTTCTATGCTTGGAAAAAGTAAAATAATAGATTTTACTAAAAAATATGATAAAAATATTAGAGTTTTATTTTCTGGAATAGGTGCTGATGAAGTTATGGCTAGAAATCAATATTATAGTTGTGGATATGGTAATGTAAATGAATTTACAAATGATTTAAATAAAATATTTCCATGGCCCAATTTTTTTAATGGTTCTATGGAAAATTATTTAAAAGGAGATGAATATGTAGGTGGTTGTTTTAGTTATGAAACTAGATATCCATTTTGTGATAAGTTTGTTGTTCAAGAATTTTTATGGTTGAAACCAGAATTAAAAAATACTTACAAAAATTCAATTTATAAACCACCTTTAATGTATTATTTAGATATTAATAATTTTCCTTATTGTAAAAATAAATTAGGATTTAATGTTTAATTATTATAATTTTATATTAATTTTTAATTATTTTTTAATTATTTTTAAAATTTTTTATTTAAATATACTATAATATTATTACCATGTATAATAATATAGTAATAATAGGAAATAAAAATTATAAGAATTTAAAATTAAATAATATTTTAGATAGTTTTAATAATAATATAAGATTTAATTTTGGTTTACCAAATAATAATAATGGAACAAAATTTGATAATATTGTATTAAATAATCATGTATTTGAGTATGCTAAAAAAAGTTTAGAAGAAAAAATTAATAAATATTGTGAGTTTTTTTCTATATCTGAACAACATATAACTAATTTTCATAATAATTTAAATAAATTTAAAAATATTGAAAAACAAATAAATGATTGGCATAAAATAAATATTTTCCTTGAAAAAATAAATTGTCCTTATAAATATACTGATTTACCTAGAGTTGGTTATTTAAAAATGATGCAACTTATAATGAATAATATAAAACCATTTATTTATGGATTTTCAATAAATAGTATTTTTGAAGAACATTTATATGTAAAAAATTTATATTATGGAAATAAAGATGATGATCCTATAAAACGTACAGGTCATAATGAATTATGTGAAATTGAAATTTTAAAATGGTTACATAATAACAATTACATTGATGCAACATTATGTATGTTAAATGATGAAGAAATACCTACATTAGATTGTAATATTTTAAAACCAAAAATTAGTTCATTGTATATATTATTAAAAAATAATGGAATTATTGTTATAAAAAATTTTTATGAAGAAAATATTGTAAACAAATTTAATATAGAAGTTTCTAATGTTTTTGAAAATAACAAAAATTTAATAGAAATAGATAAAAAAGAAAATTGTTCAGAAGATGAACGAATATTTCATATTGAACGATACTCTGAATTTATAAAAAATAATTTTCATAATAATACTTTATTAAATAATATAGCTAAATTATATACAAATAGACATTTGAATAATAAAAAAACAATGGCTAATAAATTAATTTATGAAGAAAATAAAATAAAAAATAGTGGCGCTGGTTGGCATCGTGACAATCATAATTGTCAGTTTAAAGCCTTGTTATATTTAACAGATGTAAATATAGAAAATGGAAATTTTCAATTTTTAACAAATTCATCAAAACAATTTATTGGATTTCCAGATGGAAGAAAAGATAATAATAATAAATTTCTTTATGATAATACAAGATATACAGATACAACAGTAGATAATTTAATAAATAATAATAGAAAAATATTAGATATTTGTGGAAAAGCTGGAACATTAGTATTAGTGGATACTACATATATTCATCGCGGTAATATAATAAATTCAGGAGTGAGAATAGCAATAACCCAATATTTTATATAATTTAATATATTTTTATTAAATTATATAAATTATTATATTTTAATAAAAAATATATAAAATATTAAATTTTATAAATATACAATGATTCCTTTTAATATTCCTTATTATAATGATAATTGCATTGAAAATATTAAATTAACTTACAATTATGGTATACAATCAGGAGATGGTGAATTCAGTAAAAAATGTGAAAAATTTTTTCAAGAAAAATATAATTTTAAAAAAACTTTATTACTACCATCATGTACTCATGCATTAGAAATGATGGCAATGCTTTTGGATATAAAAGAAAATGATGAGATTATTATTCCATCATATACTTTTGTATCAACAGCAAATGCTTTTGTTAAATTTGGAGCAAAAATTATATGTGTTGATTCTATGGCTGATAATCCTAATATTGATGCCAATGAAATAAAAAAAAATATAACTTCTAATACAAAAGCTATATGTGTGGTTCATTATGGTGGTTGGTCTTGTGATATGGATACAATAGTAAAAATATGTCAAGATAATAATATTATATTATTAGAAGATGCCGCTCAAGCAATACATTCATATTATAAAAATAAACCACTTGGATCATTTGGTGCAATGAGCACTTTTTCTTTTCATGAAACAAAAAATATTAATTGTGGTGAAGGTGGATTATTAATAATTAATGATAGTAAATATATAGAACGAGGAGAAATAATAAGAGAAAAAGGAACAAATCGAAGTTCTTTTTTTAAAGGAGAAATATCTAAATATGAATGGATAGATAAAGGTTCTTCTTATTTGTTATCAGATATATTAGCTGCTTATTTATATCCACAATTAGAAGATATAGATAATATTATATTACATAGAAAAGAATTATGGAAAACATATCATGAAAATATGAAAAAATTAGAATGTTATAATTATTTTAAGGTATGTTATGAACATGATAATTGTATTGGAAATTATCATATTTTTTATTTACTTTTTAATTCAACTGATAAATTAAAAATTATTAAAAATTTATTAAAAAATAATGATATATTATCAACGACCCATTATATCCCATTACACCTTAGTAAATATTATAAAAAACATTTTGAAGAAATATCTTTAACAAATAGTGAAAAATTTGGAACAAGTATTTTAAGATTACCTTTATATAATAATTTAACAATTAAAGACGCTGAATATATTTCTAATATAATTACAAATTATCTAAAAGATAATTTATATTATATAAAAGACAAACATTTAAATAATGAAGATAAGGAATTAATAGTACAATTAAAAACACAGTTTTGGAACTTTTCAAAAGATTCTCAATTAGAATGGATTAATAAAAACATAAAAGAAAATGACATACATATATTACTATATGATAATAATAATAATAATAATAAAATTTTAATTGGTTACGGTGTAATAATGAAAAGAAATTGTAATATAATAGATAGTATTATAATTGATGAAAAATATCGCAATAAAGGATATGGTGGCACATTAATAAAATCTGTTACTGAATATATACAAGATAGTGGTTTTTTGTTATGTGAAAAACACAATATTAATTTTTATGAAAAATATGGGTGGTCTAGAAATAATGATATTAAAATTTTTGGTAAGGATATTAAAAATAATTTATATAAAATGAACTATAATAATATATATAATATAGTAAAATATTAATATAAAAAATATTATATTATTAATTTATATGTATATATTAAAAAAATATAGTCATGAAACTGGTAAAGGTATTTTAATATTTACACATAATGAAACTGATTATATAATTAGAAATTGTAGTCATTTATTAAAACACTATTATTTTATTCAACATGTTCAATTTAATATTCATAACATTAATAGAAATAAAAATATTTCACTACATCTTATGCCACAATATAATGTAAAATATTCAAATGATATTAATATTGCAACAAATGTATTAATATACAAAAAATTTTATTATAAAAAGTTATATGACGATAAAAATAAATTTATTGAATTATTACATAAATATAATATAAATATAGAATCTTCATCTGAAGATTCTATAATAGATTTTCTATATGTAGGTAGATGTCTTGAATTTAAAAAAACAATAGATGTATTAAATTATTTTATTTATATTTCACAAGAATTAAATAAAAAATGTTTATTTTTATTATTAGAACAACATGATAAAAATTCATCTTATAAAAACCTATTTTATAAAATATATAATCAGTTAGATATACAAACAAAAAAAAATATAATTATTGTAGATACATCTTATCTTGATATAAATAATAATCCCATGTTTTATGGATTTAATTTAGATGATGTAGCATTATTTTACAAGAACAGTAAAATATACATTCATAGTTGTGAAGAAGAAGGTGGTTCTAGAAGTATTCATGAAGCAATTTGTTCTGGGTGTTATGTAATGTTAAAATCTAATATGAAAGGAGGCGGTTTGGATAATTTAAAAGATATTTCTCAATATACATTATATAATAATTTTAACTATAAAGAAAAAATAAGAGAAGCTATTGAAAAACAATTAATATATGTGTGTAAGGAAGAATATCTAACAGAAATTTCAGAAATTTATATGTTAAAGAAACTGTTAGTTATTTTGTATGATAAATTAAATTATTCTTCGCTTTTAAAACTAGATGATTTTATAGATATATGTGAAAAAAACACTGATTATATTCAATTAAAAATGGCAGCACATGATTTAACAGTTCCATGGTATATAAAAAATGAATTAACATCCACTATAAAAAACGAAAAACAGTTAAAAAATTTCTATCAATGTTTATAAATTATGTGATAAAAAATTGTGGTCTTTAAAAATTGCCGGACACTTTGTTGAAGTTCCTTGGTATATTAAAGAAAAAAATAATCCTACACATCATATAATGTCTAATGAACAATTAATTTTATTTAAAAACTATGTTAATAATATTCTTATTTCTCAAAATAATAACTAACACCATCTCTTTTTATAATTTTAAAGTTTAATTCATTTAAAATTTTAATACAATCATTATCGAAATTTTTATCTTTCATTAGATGACCATGTAGTTCAATACAAATTTTATTTATATTTTTACTAATAAAATCTTTATTTTCTTTAATAAATTTTAATTCCCCTCCTTCAATATCTAAAACAAGTGCATTTATCGATTTTATATTTAAAATATCTAATAGTTTTGTAGATTGTATATTATAATTTTTTTGAGTATTACCCCAACCTCTAACATTATTTATTTCTTTGTCTTCCCTATCACCCGAACCAGCTACTATATTATCATATGTTTGAAACTCTATAACATCATTATTATTCGATATATAAGTATTATAGAATGTAACATTAGATAGATTATTATTGTTAATACATAAATTTAATCCTTCTTTTAATTCTGGGTTTGCTTCAATTGTTATAACAGAATTAACCTTTTTTGATAATAAAGATGTAACATATCCTAAACATGAACCTATCTCTAAAACATTATCTATTTTAGTAAAATATTTTTTAATCATTTCACTTTCTTCTTTTTCATATCTATTTTCTTTAAATCTATCTAATAAATCATTATGATAGTATCTTTCTGGAATATAAAGTTTTACGTTATTATATAAAATACTTTTCATTTATATATATATATAAATGAAAGATAATATAGACAAATATTACAACGAAAATAAAATAAAATTACATAATTTATTTGAAAGTATAGAAAAAACAATAGATGGTAGAATTTGCCATTCTTCAATAATATTATTAAAAATTTTATGTGAAATAGAAAATATTGAAAATTATTTAGAAATTGGAGTTCATAATGGAGGTAGTATGTCATTATTATTAACTAATAATAATAGCAAAAACTTAATAGGATTAGATTTGTTTGAAGATATGTATGATATAAACAAGCATCTAAGTAAGGAAAAATATGATACATACCAATATTTTAGACGCGACAATTTGGCAATGTCCAAAACTGTTAAAAATCTTAATTATATTAAAAGTAATTATAATAATAATGCAAAATTTAAATTGATACAAGGTAATAGTTATTTTGATATAACAGAAGAAAAGTTTAAGCAAGAATGTGATTTTCCTATAGATTTATTATTTATAGATGGTGATCATACTTTTGATGGTGTTAAAAATGATTTTGAAAGATACAGTAAATATGTGAAAAAAAATGGATATATTATTTTTGATGATTACCATCATGAAATAATTAAAAAATATTGTGATACACTTTTTAATAATAATAATAATTATGAAGTTATAACTAAATTTAAAACATATAATTCTGAAGCTATTGATTTACTAGTAAAAAAATTATAATATATTATAAATAAATTGTAATGTATTATAAATAAATATAATAATTATTTTCTCAATGATTGTTTTTTTACATTTTCTTTTTTAAACATAATTCGCTCCTGTGGTTCATATTTCATAGCTTTTTCACAACTTCTAACTCCTTTTACTAATTTAATTAAACCATCTGGTTCAATAGAAGAAGAATGATCACTACCCCACATATTTCTATCTAACGTAATATGTCTCTCAATCCATTCACTTCCTAATCCGCATGCGCAAAATGTTGTAACTAGACCATATTCATGACCACTATAGCCAATTTCTTTATTGGGGTATTTTTCTTTTAACCAAGTTATATAATTAAGATTTAATTCTTCAACTGGACAGGGATATGTTGAATTTGTATGCATAATTACATTTGGATTACATGCTTCTATACATTCTTCAACTTCTTTTTCTGTGCTCATACCAGTGCTAACTATTAATATATCAAAAGCATCTCTAGCTGCTTTACATAATTCTAAATCAGTAATTAGAGCACTCCCAATTTTAGCTATTTTTGTATATTTTTTCATAATATTTACACTATCTATGTCCCAAACACTAGCAAAAAATTCTATACCAATTTCATTAGAGTAATCAACTAATTCTTTAATTTGTTCTTCAGAAAATTCAATTTTGTATTTATATTCTAAATATGTCATATCACCCCAAGGAGTTGACTTTGGTTTATTTTTTTGTTCTTCGGGAACACAAACATCGGGGTTTCTTTTTTGTATTTTAGCATAATCACAACCAGCCACTTTTGCTAACATAATCATTTTTTTACATTCTTCCATAGAACCATTATGATTAATACCAATTTCGGCGATTATTTTTACCATTATGTTTTTATTATTTTTATTTATTTAAATTAATTTATTGATGATATAATAAATAATCTATTGTTGTTTTCCAAGAATTCTTACTATGAACGTTTTTTTCATACCA